GTTCCTTGAACGTGATTCCTAGCCTTTCTTTTGTACATAAACTCCTGTAGGCTTCGGGTACCCTGACTACCACATGGTGTGGTAGACCTAACCCAGACAGGAGATACTCATGGGTTCCAGCACGTTCTCCGGCCCGGTCACCTCGACCGCAGGCTTTATTTCCGGGGCAAACTCCATCGTGAGTGTCACGGATTCTACCGCCACTGTTACCGCCGCCGCGCACGCAGGACGCACCGTTCTGTTGAACCGCGCCGCCGGTATCACCCTGACCCTGCCTGCCGCAACCGGCACGGGCAACGCATACAAGTTCTTCGTCCAGACCACGGTCACGTCGAACGATTACATCATTCAGGTTGCCAGCGCATCGGACACCATGGCCGGCACCGCCATCGTCGCCAACGACGGTGGTAACACCGCGTCGATCTTTGAGACGGCCTCCACCTCGGATACCATTACGATGGACGGAAGCACCACCGGGGGTATCCTCGGCGGTATGGTCGAGCTTCAGGACGTCGCCACCGGCCTCTGGGCGGTTCGTGTCGTCGGTGCCGCGACCGGCACTGAAGCGACTCCGTTCTCCGCCGCCGTATCGTGAGGTGACCCATGGGAACGCTGAATAACAAACCAGTGAAGGGGCGCGGCAAATCCGCCGCGCCCTCCCCCACTGAAGAGACACCCACCACCTCGAAAACGGAGGACTGAGTCATGTCCGATGTACGCTCAACCCGGCTTGCGAGTACGGGCACGGTTACGGCTGGTCGCGGACGTATCGTCGGCCTGCATATCGTATGCGGCGCGTCCGCGGGTTCAGTTACACTTCGTGATGGTGGTGGGTCCGGTACGACCGTGCTCGTCATCGACTCCGTGGCCAGCGCCACGGAGTCTCATTCCGTGTTAATCCCCGGGGATGGCATCCTGTGCGGTACTGATATCCATGCGACTCTGTCCAACGTCACCGCAGTGACGGTGTTCTTTGCATAACGACGGAGTTCCGCCGTGGATAACAACCAACTCTCCGAGTACCGGCTTGCGCAAATTGAGGCCAAGGCGAAACTACTCGAAACCGAAATAAGCCAGATGAAGACTGAAATGGCTGAACTTGAGAAACGTAGACTGCGTGCTGGATTGGCCGCATTGGGTACCCTCGTAATGCTTTTGGGGGGCATTGTGGTGTGGGTATGGCAGCATTCTGTCGCGGAGGCGTGGGAGGCGTTACGTCGATGACCACCGCAGTGCTATCTCGCATGCACGCAATCCTGTCCGCTACTCTGGGGGTCTTGGTCGTGACCTTGGTCGCCCTCCTACTGTGGCAGTACGGGGTGTTGTCCCCCAGACCGTACCACAGCGTCGAGGTCGTGTCCCTCGAACAGGTAGATGGCACCACGCTGGAACTCGTCGCGACGTACTACAAGACAACCGCCCCGTGCAGGCCGGTACAGTTCGTGGCTTTCGGTCTGTCCCTCGGTCCTCCACAAGCCTTGGCGCATACACCAATACGTGGGCCGGGGCAGGGGATGGAACGCACGGCGGGTTGGCAGACACTGCGTTGGCAGATCGCCACGGACGAGGTGCACTACCACACGGTGGAGGTTCGAACCCGGCACGAGTGTTCCGGGCGCCCGGTAAACCGGATAATGTTGAGCATACCAATACTGGATATGGACGAATAGCCGTGGTAACGTTAACCACGTAACCCACCAAGGACTGACCGCATGAAGCGCACATCTGTCAAACGGTACAAAGAGGGTCGGCAGGTTTCTGACCGCGAGGCCCAGCGCAGCATTGACGCCAAGTCGGGTCCTTCCGGGTATGGTGGCGGGGACGATAAAGCTGGCTCGCGGGTATCTGACGCCGCAGCCGCTCGTACCATTGCAGCCAAGAACAATACCGGCGGCGGCGACAAGCAGGGCCGGCAGGTCTCCAATGCGGATGCACAACGCATCATGGCGTCCAAAGCCACACCTCCGCGCGCGCAAGGTATCGCTGGGATCGCGGCGCCCGGCGCCCCCACTCCCGACACGGCCATGCGGCAACAGGCATTCAATTTCCAGAGTGCGGGGATGCGTGATCCGCGGGGCGTGTTTGCTCCGACCGGACCAGAGTTCCAGAACAACACCACCCTGCCCGCCCCTGCAGGCACGACCCCGACTTTCAGTGCCCCGGCACTAAACCCCACAGGCGGGAAGCGACAGTTCGAGCAGTCCATGGCCGCACCCTACGACCCCATGGTACCCGCACAGGGGTATCCCGGTCTGCCCGGGTTCGAGAATCCGACGGGTATCCCGCAGTCGGAATGGGACGCGGTGATGGCCATGCAAGGTGGCGACCCCCTCGCCACCATGGGGTATTTCGGTGATTTGGTGGAGTTGGATCGATCCTTCAACAACTACCCCCCGCAGCCGCAGATGTCTGTACCCGCCATGCAGGCACCCCAGTTCGACCCGAACAGTGGGTATTCCGGCGTGCAGGGGGCACCGGGTGCAGCGGATAAGGTTGGCTCGCGGGCGATCTTGTCGATGGAAGAGGCCATGGAGGTCTTCAACGACAAGTACAACCCGCCCCCTCCCGGACCCAGCGTTGGCATGGTCACGCCTTTCGATACGTTGCCGCAGTACAACCCGAACGGCAACGTCGCGGTGGGAGATATGACGCCGCCCGCGCTGAGTCGTGCGACGCCCCCTATGGGTGGGCAGTACTCCGCGATGCAGGCCGCTGCGGAGATGGCCAACGCCCCGATCATGTCCACAGAGTATGGGTCGCTTCGGCCCACGGGGGCACGGGTCTTGGACACCGGATCGGCCCCAAGACCACCCGCATCGCGCGGGTACGACGCCCAACGGATGATGGAGATCAACAACCCGCCGGGGTACGGCATGCCTTCTGGAACGCCGTACGACGCCCAACGGATGATGGAGATCAACAACCCGCTGGGGGCTGGGTTTGACGAACGTATTCCTGTGGCGGCACCCACACCCGTAATGACGGACTTCGTGGACCTGCAGCCCGTACCCATACCCAGTGCGCCCAGCACCAATGTGACAACCGCCACACCTGCCCGGGTGTCGGCCCCCGCTCCAACTTCCTCAACCTCGCCCACCCCCGGAGTGGGGGCCTCCCGTGTGGCCGCAGATACCGCGGCAACCGCACGGGGCACGACGATGACCAACTCCCGCACCGGACCCCTCATGGCCGGTGTGCAGGACGTGTTGGAGACGGTTTTTCAAGGCGGCAACAATGTAGGCCGGTCCTCTGAAGACATCGCCGCCGAACAGTTCAAGCAGATGGAGGGCACCGCGTACAACATGGGCGGAGAGGGTAGCAACCCACCGACGTTGTTTTCGAGCGCAGGCTCGAGCAACACGGATACGGATACTACTCAGGACCCCACTGTCGTGGACCCCGTAACCCCTCCCGTAACCCCTCCCGTAACCCCTACGTACCCCGCGGGACCGGGGGACCTGAACTACGACATTTACGGCAACCAGATGACCAACAACATCAGCCCGCTGCCGACCTACTTCGACATCTACGGTTTCAACCCCGGCGATGTACCGATGCAGCAGTACCCCCTGTCGTATACGGGGCTGAACACCGCGGTCCAAACCGGCAACGCTGCAGGGCAGACTCCGCCGGTGAACATGCGGTACGTCGACCCATGGCAGAACGGATACTTCGAACCGGACTACAATGTCGGACGTCCGCCGTACCTGCCCCCGTATTGGCCGTAAGGAAACACCATGGCTGTTGTCACGCCAAGTATCGCTGAAATCTTCGAAGAGGCCTACGACCGCGCAGGCCTTGAAATGCGTTCGGGTTACGACCTCCGGTCGGCCCGGCGCAGTCTGAACTTCCTCCTGCTTGAATGGCAAAACCGGGGCCTGAACCTGTTCATGATCGAACAGGGGACAACCGCGCTGACCGCGGGCACGGCAGAGTACACGATGCCGTCGGACACGATTGACCTGATCGAGCACCAACTCCGCAGCGGGTCTGGTACAAATCAACTCGACAGCACGCTGGACCGGATCAGTGTGAGTACGTACGCCCAGCAGTCGCTGAAGAACACACGCGCCCGCCCCACGCAGATTTACGTTTCGCGGCAGTCCACCGGCGTGACCGCGACGCTTTGGCCCGTACCGGACTCCAGCAGCTACACCCTGTTGTACTACCGGCTCGTGGGGGCTGATGGCTTGGCCAACGGCGTTGGTACGACTCCGGACATCCCGCCGCGCTTCGTGCCGTGCCTGACTGCGGGTCTTGCACATCAGCTCGCGATGAAGCGCCCTCAATCCAACAATCTGGTTCCGATGCTCAAGTCTGAGTACGAGCAGCAATTCCGTATGGCTGCAGACGAAGACCGCGAACGTGCGTCTTGGTTCCTTGTCCCGGAGGGCTTCCGGCGGTGAGCTATTCGAAGGGCAGATACGCGTTCGGGTATTGCGACCGCACAGGGTTCCGATACCCGTTGAGCGAACTCGTGTACGAAGTACAGGATGGCCGTCGCACAGGAATGCGTGTCGGGCGCGACGTGCTGGACCCGGACCACCCCCAGAACCATCTCGGGGAGGTTCAGACCCACGACCCACGACCCCTGCGTGGCCCCCGCCCAGACACCACGATGGACCAAAGCCGAGGTTTCTTCGGTTGGAAACCCGTCGGCAACCCCCTCAACCACCTCACCGGCGCCGTTGGCACGGTGACTGTAACCACGGAGTAAATCATGGCTCGTCGCCCACAGGAACGCCCAAACAGAGCGCCGAGTCGCTCGTCTCGCCCGCAACCCCGCCCCTCAACCGCCGCGGAACGCGCCGCGGGTGAACGAGGGAACCGGGCAAACGCCCGTGAGTCCGGTACTGAGAACGATGTACTTCGCCGCCGGGGTGGTGGTATGTGTCGTGGCGGAGGCGCTGCCACACGGGGCAAGGGCTACACACGCTCGGGGTGACCTATGAACTACGCTGAACTCACCGCTGCCCTGCAGGATTATCTGGAAACAGACGAGACCACGTTTGTGACCTACGTCCCCACGTTTGTCCGGCAGGCCGAAGAGCGCATCATGCGGTCCGTACAGATACCGGAACTGCGGAAGAACGCGACCTCGTCCACGACGACCAACAACCAGTACGTGGCGCGACCGACGGATATGCTATCTGTGTTCTCGCTGGCGGTGGTCGACGGCACGGGACAGTACACGTACCTGTACCCCAAGGACGTCAGCTTCCTCCGCGAGGCCTATCCTACTGTCACGGCCACGGGTTTGCCCCTGTACTATGCACAGTTCGACGGGGAAGATGCTTCGGACGCCGGCCACTTCCTTGTGGCCCCGACGCCGGACGATACGTACACAATTGAACTCCACTACTTCTACGACCCCCCGTCCATCGTCACCTCCTCCACGTCTTGGCTCGGCGACAACGCGGAAAGCGCGTTGCTGTACGGCACGTTGGTGGAGGCGTATACTTTCTTGAAGGGGGACGCGGACCTGATTAAGTTGTACAACGAGCGCTACAAGGAAGCGCTTGCTGAACTGGGCGGACTTGCAACGAGGACGCGCAAAGACAGCTACCGGAACGGGGAACCCCCCACCGCATAATCGGGAGATACCATGACTGAACTACCTGACCTCACAGGGAAGTCTGTGGCTATTGTGGCCATGGGCAAATCTGGTGGTGAATACCTCACCGCCCGCGCGCACTCCATAGAGTTCGATGAAGTGTGGACCATCAACGTGATGGGCCGCATTTTGCCCAGTCACCGGGTGTTCATGATGGACCCACCGTCCCGGTTCCTCGACGGAGAGTTTTCCGGGGGACAAACGAACGCCATGCGGGACATGCTGGTGTCGGACCTTAATGGCGTACCGATATACAGTTGCACGACAGACGCCCGGTGTCCCTCTGTTGTCGAGTACCCGCTGAAGTCCGTGATGACCACGACTGGACACTACTACTTCAACAACACCGTTGCGTACGCGCTGGGGTTCGCCGCTGCGACAAAGGTCAGCCAACTCAACCTCTTCGGGGTAGACTTCGCGTACCGCGAAAACATCTACTTCGCGGAGGCGGGCCGGGCCTGTTGCGAGTTCTGGACCGGAATCCTCGTGAGTCACGGTTGCTCCGTGAGCGTGGCGTCGGAGTCGTCGTTTATCGATACGAATGTACCCCCGACGGAGCGTTTGTACGGATACCACCGACTTCCCGACCCTATGCATATTTCGGTAGGTGATGGGCAGTTCAGTATGGTGAGGCAGTCTGAGTTCACGGCGCCTCCTGAACCCACTGACCCCATTCTATACAAAGGCTGAACCATGAAACTGGAAATGCCCTCGAAACCGTTTGACGTGGTCACCTCTAATGAGGGTGGGCACAGCCCCGAAACCGTCGCGCAGATGTGCGTGGACAAGCTGATTTCTGTATCAGATACAGCGCACCCTGCCCTGCAGGCACAGGCACACGCGTTTCGCGATCAAATGTTGGCAGTGGTTCTGCGACATGTTAGTATCGCTATTGAACAAGACCGCGCGACGATTGCCGCGCAACTTCGCAAAGCCGGGTATCCTGAAATCGCGGCGCAACTGAAAGGGCTATAGTATGGCTTTTACTGGCAACGCCATGTGCACGTCGTTCAAGGTTGAACTCCTTCGCGGGGTCCACAACTTCTCCACCGGTGGCAACTCCTTCAAAATCGCCCTGTACACGGCGACGGCAACCTTGTCCGCCTCGACCACGGCGTACAGCGCAACCAACGAGGTATCCAACTATGGCACCTACACGGCGGGCGGAGGGACACTCACCAACGTCACCCCCACAGGGTCGGGCACCACGGCGATCACGGACTTCACCGATATTTCCTTCAGCACGGCCACGATCACGGCACGGGGCGCGTTGATCTACAACGACACGGCCACAGGGGACCCCGCGGTGGCAGTTCTGGACTTCGGCTCCGACCGCACGTCTACCGCTGGTACGTTCACGGTACAATTCCCCGCGGCAACCGCAACAGGTGCGATCCTACGCATCGCCTAGAGGACACCGAATGTCTTTCACACCCGACAATTACCTGACCGCCGAAGCCGCCATTGATGCAATCGTTGCCGAGGCGACCGGCCATTTTAACAACGTAAAGCGCGATGTCGTGGGCTTGCAGCGTCATTCCACGA